AGAACCACCAAGGTATCCAATGAATTCTACATCACCGAACTCATCAGAAGTTTCTGTATGAGTAACTGTAGGACCACCAGATACATAGTATCCGATTCCGCCTTCTGTTGTTCCTTCGTATCCGATTACTGCTTCAAGTCCACCAGATGTATATGCTCCATCAGGATATGAACCACTTGCTTCCAAATTAACATATGGACCAGCAAAAGCTGCACCAGATACTAGAAGAGGAGTTGCTGCTATTGCAGCGATTGTTGATTTAATTGACATGTGTTTTATTGTATCTCGCATAGGGACTAAAAAACCCCTGCGGATGAAAGACCCCCGACATGGGATCCATTTACATACGCAAAGGGTTACGATCTTTCGAGTCCTTTGTATGATAGTATTTAGTATACCACAATATAGTCCCCTGTCAAGATTTTAGTTTAGAGAACCCCTTTTCTTTAGTAAACTCCAGACAGTGATTGAATTTATCATACAAGTCTTGTTTGTGTGAGATTATAAACACGTTGGCATCTGTGATGATATACCTGACGATCTTGAGAAAGTATTCTGTGCCAAATTCATCCAGTGATGAGTCAAATACTTCGTCCATGATGAGTAGGTTAGTGACCACACTGTTCTTCATCCTTGCTATCTCTCTCCATGTAAACAGGAGTGCAAGGTCAATTCTCATCTTCTCACCCTCAGAGAATGATGCATAAGAGAACTTCTCATGTACAGGTGTCTGTACAGTCTCATTGAAGTCTTCATCAAGCATGAAGTTGACATAGAAATCCATCCTCTGTAGGTAATCGTTTACCTGTTTGTTTATCAGAGGTAGGTACTTTCTGATAATCCTTTTCTTTACACCATCATCCTTCAAGAGTTGATTACCCTCAGTCAGGTAGTCATACTCATCTTGAGTTTCTTCTAGTCTTAGTAATATATCTTTTAGTTGATCCTTATACTCTGTTAGTTTCTCATCCTCAGTATCTCTGTTCTCAATCTTATCGGTAATGTTTTGAATTTCTGTCTCAAGATTTCCTCTTCGCTTGTTGTTGTTAGCAATTCTAATATTGAATTGAGAAATTTCATTTGATAGGTTATTAGTCTCCCTCTGAAGTTTCAAAAGAATCTGTTCTTTCTCTTCCTCTGCTTCAATAGCAGATGTAATCTCATCAAGACTATCTTGATGCTTTACTAAAACTTGTCGGAGTTGTTCCATTCTATTTACTCTAAACTTCTCCTCTATATCCTGTGTACATGTAGGACAAACCGTATGGTCTGAGAAGAAAGTCAGTTCCTCATTAGAGTTTTGTTTTTTAGTTTGTAACTTTACTTTAAATTTACTTAGTTTCTTTATAGTATCACTTGATGTAATATATTCCTCGACTCTTTGATTCTTCTCATTGACCTTAGAGATAAGTTCTTCAACACTCCTTTGATACTCGACTGTTTCTTGATCACAATTCTGGATTTCTTTTTGTTTGGTTGCGATGCTGTCATTTCCTGAGTCCTCTATACTTTTTATAAAACGTTTCTGCATTACTATCTTATCTGCAACAGATTCTTTCTTGAGTTCCAGAACTCTTAGAGCATCTCTTGACTGTTTGATCTGCACCTTTAGGATGTCAGACATCATAGTGAATACTTTTATATCTAGCAGGTCTTCTATGACCTCTCTACGATGAGGAGCACTAAGTTGCATAAAGGGAATGAAAGAAGCACTGCCAAGTATAACAATTTGAGTGAAAGATTTGTAGTTGAGTTTGAGTATTTGGTTTTCGAGAGTCTTCTGTTGTTCATTTGCTGAACAATCCTCGTTAGTTTTCTTTCCATTGCGATAAATTTCAAATATGTTTGGTTTTATACCTCTGACAACCTTATATGGAACATCCCCTATGTCAAATATTATCTCAACTTTAGCATCTCTTTCGTTTGTGCTGTTGAGTAACTGACTCTTAGTGACCTTTCGGAACGGTTTACCGAACAAAGAAAAAGTTAGAGCATCGAGAACCGTACTCTTACCCGAACCATTGGCACCAACAATGAGAGTATCCCTGTGCTCATCTAATTTAATAGATGTGTACTGGTTCCCTGATGACAAAAAGTTTTTATAACGAATTTCTTTGAATCGAATCACTGAGTCTCAACTGGAATAACAAAGTCGTCTTTACCAATTACAGTATATCTTGTTCCTGTCTTTTCACAAGCAGCAATTGCTACTCTATCAGCAACATGTAATACATTCATAGGTGCTTCGCCTTGATCTTCTAACATTATAGCATATCTTTCAGCATCGTCTTTCTCTATAAAGAAAAATACAACTTTTTCTCCCAGTTCATTTATTACTGAGTATGCACCGCTATCTTTGTTTGCTGTAGGTGTAATTATATGCATTAATCGTAATACTTAGGGTTGATATCAATCAGATGATCCCAATCTTCTTTACCCTCTACCATTTTATTTAGATCTACAAAGAAGGATTGTATGATAATTCTGGGTTGGGAACCTGCCTTATAATAGTGCCACGATTTAGGTAAATTATTGAAGGCAAACATTTTATTTTGTTTCCATGGTACTTCTAACTCATACTCATTTGTACTGAACTCTGTGTTACGTAATTCAAAATCATTATACTCTGATTCATTCTTACACAATATAGTACCATAACTTTCTGGAGGATTGATATAGAATACTGCAGTAAAAAATCTTGCGTCATAGTCACAATGCATAGGCATAGTATAGTTTGGTGGACATACTGCCCAGTGCATTATCTTTTTTACATTCTTTGGAGGTTCTCTAAACCTTTCCATCTGCTTATGCAGCACGTTAGACTCTGGTAGTATATCGCTATCAACCCAACGTATCCACTTACCTGATGGTGTGAGTCCTTCTCTTTCATGGTATGCCATCATCTCATAGTGTGCTCTCGTCTGCATCTCCTCCCATCTTTTAGGACTCAAAAAATTCTCAACAGTCATATACTGCCAAGGATCATTATGTATCATAGTACCTCACATGCTTGCTGATATGTTTCCCGTAGTATATCCTTGATCTTAGATTTGTTCAAGTCAGTACTAAGGTCGTCAATATATGTATTGAGTAATGTCATGGTATCTTCTGTCTGTGCTATGTCCTCGTCAGGTGCAAGCATATTGACTGTCCTCTCTACCACCTTTATATCATAAGGACTTGCTTTTGATAGTGATTGCATAAACATATCGTATGCTTTATCATCATCCTTTTCTCTGACTACAACCTTGACTATCTTATTTCTATACTGTTCAAAGTTAGTCATCTGTCTAGGTGTGTTTGCATAGTCAAGTATCTTGTACATTGCATTAGGATTATTGATTGTCTTTAGTTGTAGTGTATCTGTATCATAGATATGAAATCCTCTCTTATCATTCACATCATTCCAAAACATCTCGTATGGGTTGCCTAGGTAGTATATACTGCCATTGTTTGACCTTGTATGGTAGTGACCAGAGAACACATGCTTGAACTTATTATAACACTCAAAGTCTGCTCCTACATCCATCACATGCCCGTGTGTGGCGACAAACCCATTTAGTTCTAGATGTCCCATAGCAACCTTACAAGTGCTCTGCTGGATCATCTGATAGGTGTTAGCATCATTCTCACTATTGATCCATGGTATAAAGAGGATGGGTAATCCTCCTACAGTTATCTCTTCACACTCCTCAACGATTCTTATATTATCATACTCTCTAAGCATTAGATCTATGGTGTTGATGTCATTAGTATCCTTATAGAAGGCAGTATGATTACCAACTATACTGATCATCTTCATTCCATTATCTCGAATAATATCAAAGTAATTTGACTTTGCCCAATCGAGAGAGCGTAGATCAACACCCTTCCTGTTATCAAAAGTATCTCCTAGGTCAAGTATAGTATCTATACCTTCCTTCTTTAGAGTGGGAAAGAATACTTCATCATAAAATTTTTGGAAATAATCCAACCAGACCTTTGACCCCTTCTTGAAACCAAAGTGTTGATCTGTTATGATAGCAACTTTCATCTCTTTGTAGTACTACTCTTTGTTCTATTGTGAATGACAATAAATCTATCTGCTGCAAACGTACCTGCAAGACAGACATCTATATCATCACCATCCTCCCAGTTGATGTCACCATTCTTTTTGGTATGAAGCATTGCTTCTTGTATCTGATCGATAATTTCTTTAGTTAATTTCATACTTAGTTAGATCACATTCAATTAGGGGTAAAGGTTCTCCTTTTGGAGGTGTTGGATTTCCTATTTTTTGTAGGATATCACCAGGTATTTTCTTTTTACTTATGTCGTAAGGTATGGGTGCATTTGCCACACAGACACGAATACACTCCAGTTCTTGATTAGTAAAGGTTAGTTGTAAGTTGGCACTTACACCTTTGTAAACTCTGGAGGTCATCTGTTATTACTTCTATGATGAACAGCATCTTTGATTGAGTTATACTCAGAAGACTTATCCTTTTCGTCTGCGACGAAAACTTCGTCATAACCAGACTTCTCTATTATTTTTTGTTTTATATCTAACTGACGCTTTTCTTTCTGTATTCTTCTTAGGAATGCATAGTGTATAATCTGAGTAAAATATGCAAAAGGATTCCTAGACTTATCAGGATTGAAGTTATTGATATACTGTACACAGTTCTCTATACCATCACAAACCATATCATCTTTGAACATGTAGTTTACAAAGTTTGGTTTGAATGATAAGTGTGTTGCAATTTTGAGGAAACACTCACCAATGTAACGAGGTATTACAGGTTTTGGTAATCCTCTTTTCTCTGCAATAATTATCTCATCCTTGTAATCGATGATGGCAGCAAGGAATTCCTTGTTATTGACGTAATGCTCAGATCTCTTACGTGACATTTATTTGTACCTCTGATTACTAATAAGTATAGCATTACTTGACACGTCCGTCAAATACTGTTAGACTAACCCTGTTAGGGGTGAAAGGATGATACTAGCTATCTTTCTCTTTCTTAGGTTCATTCTTATATAAACTTTCAAAACTCTTACGTGCTCTCTCGACTGAGTTTATGTATCCCATTTCACGAGTAATCTCTGGTGAGTTACGGGTGAACCCAGACTTCACTATAGTATCGTAGGTTCTTGTTACTTCTTCGTCCTTGATTTCTGATATCGTAATTACTCTATTCAAATCTATTATAAAAACCTCCTCATCAGTCAATTTCATCCATGGTTCAAATTTATATCCCATCGGGATATTCGCACCAGGGGTGCGAACCTCTTCACATATCACGGGATTCTCTAATATAATTCTATCGTCATCATCACTACAAACTACAACCTTAGACAGTATTTCTTCTCCACTCACAAGTTTGATAGCCGCTAGAAAGTCTTCATAGGGTTCATCAAATTTTGATTTGGATGATGTCATAGTTGAATTTTTCCTCGTTGTAGTATTTGATTCTTTCTATCAAGTGATTCAAAGTATAGTTTTGGAGTGATCCTTTCTTAGTATCATCCGCTATATCATATAATGTGGCACTCAACTTGGAATTACTTTTACGTAAGACCCTGCCGATAGATTGCAGTGTCCTTATTCTAGACTTGGATGGAGAAGAAAACACGACATTGTGAAGGTTCTTTATATTGACACCAGTGGAGAATGTTCCAAAGGAAGCAATGATGATAGCGTTGGATTCAGTCTCCGCTATACCTCTGACAGTTTCTCTTTCTTCAGCATCCACACCACCGTGAATAAAGAATACTTTCCTATCGTCTCTATTTATTAGGTCAAACAACAGTTCACCATGGGTAGCAACCCTACTAAAAAGTATCAACGTGTTACCTTTCAAGTCCAGTGCTAGGTTTTTTATAAATTTATTTCTTTTTTCATGTGAAATAATATATTCTATTTCATCTTGATAAGAATCAAACTTCTTAGGTTCATGTTTGAGTAG